TTGGTCCTGAACCTGCTGTTGTGTTAAGATGGTGAGTTGTAGAACGTCCATGAATAATAACAGACCTATCGAAGTTACCAGGTCCAAATGTATCCAACGGAATAAAACCAGGTGCTGTTAAAATTGAGTTCACTAGGTTTTCATCAGTCATAGGAACGCTGCTGATGATAGTAAATTCTCCTAAACCTTCCCAACCTAATACAGAAGTTTTCCAATTCATATAACCAAAACCGCCATATTGTTCAAAACTAGATCTAAAAAATACAGTTTCATCTTTTAGCACAGTTCTACCGGATAAATCTATAGTAGATTCAGCTACCCGATATGTATCAGCGCCTAACACTTGACGATAATTAGGTAAAGCTGTATCTTGATTCCATAATCCTGTACCTGTATCTCCAACAACGCTAAACGGTGGAAATTCACAAGTTAATTGAAAGTCAGTCATTTTTTACCACCTTTTTTTGGTTTAACTTGTTTTGGTTTGTTGCGATCTAGTACAAGTTTGATATATTCTTGAATATTCATTTCTTAGCCCTCCTTTTGAAAGCCTTAGACATAGCCGCTAAATCTAGTCTTCCTTTTTTGGGTCCTCGCTTGAACTTGATGTGGTTAGTTCCGTCTTTAACGTAACGTTGCCATTCCGATAACTTACGTCGAGTTTTTTTAGCCGTTGTTTTAACTTCCTTAACGGTTTCAACAACATCAGCAGTAGCACGCTCAGCCCTGCCAAGTAGTGCTCGTAATTCATCGAGAGTCCCCTCTATCTTAACCATAGGATCAACTCCTACGATTAGTTGTCACTTGCAGTCGATTGAATTGCTATTGCCATCCAGTCCTTGCTGGAAAGTTTGACTATTCTGCACTTGATTCTAGCGGTAACGTAAATGTCCGATGCAGCAGTAGCAGCACCGTTGTTACCTGATACCAGGTAAAGTGAATCATTGACTACCATAAATGCCTCGCTTTGTGCTGCTGGTCCAAAATTGTCGGGGTAAATGTCAGTTTGATGTGATGCAATATTTTGAGTTACGTCTAGAACTAATGCGGATGATGCAATTAGTGATTGGTTGTCAGCACGTACAAATTCACCACCAGGGTTTAGGTCAGTCAATTGTGTGCTAAGTGTTCCGTTAGCAGCAAGTAGATCAGCCGGATTTTGGCTGTACACTGCTCTGCCTTGGTGTACAAAATCAACGCTTTCAACTGCTACTGCTTGTCCTGTAGCTACGTTCACATATGCACCAAGGTCAATTGTTCCTTGTACTCTGCCGCCGTCTAGTGTTCCTGCTGGTATTGTTATTGTCTCAGTTAGGTAAAAACTACCTGTTTTCGCTGTCGCCATAGCACTAATCTACTTGCCGACACCCTATAAACTCATTCAATCTTCTTAATCGGTGACTAAACCACCCGTCCCCAACCACCACCCCTTGCTAACTAGCCACTGAACTTTAACTTGTTGGCGATTTTTTCCGCTGTATATATATACAAAAACCACTAGGGGTAAACATGACATGCGAGTATTACGGAAATTTTAACTGGGTTACAGGCGATATAACGATTGATTGGTTATTACCAGACGATAGATATCATGGTCCACAAGGTCCTTGGTGGCAATGTATTCAATGCGATCAGTTATTTTACAGCACTTCAATGTGTACATGCGACAATTGTAATCCATTTAGCGGTTATTGTAGGGGGTGTCACCCTAAATGAAGCGACACAAAATGGTTAATCTATGTCCAACGACGTATGAAATCGCGTCAAGAATGCCTAACTTTAGCAAGTTTGTACGTAAGACTTTGTTTAACCAGGAGATCCACAAAGACCTGGAATACCTGGAAGAAGAAAACGCTAGGCTTCACGCACTGATCGCAGACGTTATTGATGGCAAAAAACGATTTGTACCTGGTAAAGGCTGGATTAAAAACATCTACCAGGTGGAAGAAGAATGATTGTAACGTGTGCTTGCTGCGGGTTTGATGGTAACGTACACGATTATGAAGTTTGGACTCGCCACAGTACTTACCCAACGTTATGGATATGCGACGTATGTGCTGTAGACTTTAGATAATACGACTTGAACCTAGTGCGCTACGTTCGTATAGTGCTATCTCAGGTGTGTAATCTAACGCGACACTACTAGGCATACCTGCCGCGACGTTAGCGGCCGTTTGTTTGCCTGCATAACTGCCAACAATAGCACCCGCTTGAGCACCTCCAACAACTCTATACACAACTGGCCCAAGACCAGGAGATAATTTATCTGCAGACCTGGCTAATCGATTAATGGATTTGTCTACTATAGCCTCACGTGCAAGCCATTCAAGTGCTTCAAGCAACATGCTTACACCTGGTTAGCAAGTTCGTATGATCTCTTTAGACGCATCATGTATTGAAGTGTAGGTTCTTCTGCAGACATACAATCTAAAATAACACGCTTAGGAGGCAAAAAGAATAGATTTGCACCAGGGCTTTGAAAGGCATTTAATGCAATTAATCTATAACAGTACAAAGTATCTGCAGCTGTAGGTTCTAAACTAGAAAAATAAGTATCAGTAACGGGAACGATATAACCGAAACTTGTTTGATTAGTTGGTCCTGAACCTGCTGTTGTGTTAAGATGGTGAGTTGTAGAACGTCCATGAATAATAACAGACCTATCGAAGTTACCAGGTCCAAATGTATCCAACG